CTCAATTAAGGCAGAAATTTAGGGCAGCGAGGCTGCCTGCCGGATTAGACGCTCTCGAGAAGAAGTATCTGGATCGAATAATGTGGCCTAGATGTGTATACAAGTATGACGTACTTAAAGCACAATGCGCACCATACAGATATGTGACTGATGTACCGTACACCATAGACATATCAAATGAATATAGTCATCCGTTTAGACCATCTACTCGCTACGTATTTGATGCTAAACTTGATCGCAATAAGCGCGCTCTCAGCAAAGGGGCCGGTTTACCAAAATTTGGAACGAAGCGCATGCAGTTATCTGCAGCGATTGATTATGCTGAGAAGATAAAGCGGTCGCAACATCCAATTATGTTTGGGATCATGCCAGGATTCCGCACTCAACAGAGCAGTCTGGACGAGCCTAAAGTCAGATTAATTCATCAGATACCAGTATCCACATGGTATCTGGAATGTGAAGCTTATGATGATGGGATCACCAAGACAATTCAGGCTAATATAAAGGAGAATTTAGATGTTAAAGTATTTTACTGCACTGCCAAAGATATTTGGAAGTGGTACACAAATGTTAATGCTGAGGTCATCGATTGGGTTAATCTTGACGCTTCTCAATATGACAGTACTGTTGGTTCATCCGAGCTATCAGACAGCATACGCTTCTTTGCTCCTGACTATCAATTCGTTGATGGTTTATCTGTTTATACAGCTAGAGCGCCGATTATTATGCCTGAAGGTGATCTGGCACGTGACGGAGGCATGCCCTCAGGTAGCAAGAACACTAATCGTGGAGATGGTTGGACCAATTGTAGGGACCACGATGAAGTCCTCGTTAACGCCCGAGTCTTTAACCGAGTTAGAGCCCGTCTCTACAATGGAGACGATGGATCAATCGGCTTCAAAACCAAAGTAACGCATGGTGACATGATGAAATGGTTTAGAAACTCCAGGAGAAAGATTTCAATTGACAAGAGTGTGGTCGGCAGCTACCTATGGAACTCAAAGTGGTATATGGATGACAACATATTTACACGACCACTATGGCGTGTAATTAATAGCACTATGTTTATGGAACACGAAAGTGATCCTGTGACAGGTTCAAAGCAATACATCGCTGTGAGTATTGCTCAACAGATGCTTGACATTGAACACCATCCTATGGCGCAGGAGGTGTACAAGTTGTATAGACATATAGATAAATATCCCCT